AAATTACAGATTTAACTACTCACAAAGAAACAGTTAGTGGAGCATCTTCATATGTAGTAGACCACAACTTAAACGAACAATATCCAATAGTACAATGTTGGAATACTTCAACTTCACAACAAGAACAAGCAGAATCAGTAACAACAAATTCAGTAAATAGAGTAACTGTAACTTTTTCTAGTACTTTTACAGGTTTAATCATTGTAAAAAAATAAATTTATGGTATATGATGTGTATTATACTACTGGTGGTGGACCTTGGGTAAACGCTGGAACTGATACTTGGGTAAATCTATGGATGGAATTGGTTGCACCTAAATTAGATGTAAAACCAATTCTTTTAATTCATAGAAACAAACCCAAAGGTCATGAAGATTATCAATTTCCAATTGAAGCCCATTGGCATGGTGATGATATAGAGTTCGCAGAAAATCTTTGTAAAAATGCTAGAAGAATTAATATACTTCATGGACATTATACTCCAATGAAAGTAATTGAAGATAATAAAGATAAAATTCATTCAAATGTTTTACATAATTCAGTAAATCATATTATAAAATCTCAAATGGGTGATGATTCAAGTTTTGTTTGGCATCCTTATTTAGATTCAAGTTGGGAAAAAAGAATTAATAAATTGGCAACACATTCTATATGGATAGGTTTGTATGATATAATATATGAAAATAAAAACATTACTAATTTTTATGAGTTTAAAAAAAATCTTCCTCTTAGTAAATCAAATAAACTTGGATTTGCTGCAAGATGTGAGGGAAGAAAAAATCCAAGGTATGTAGATGAAATTCCATCTTATATATTTACCAATTCAAAAGAATTTAATGTTATTTGGAAACAAGGAGTAAAGGTAGATACATCAAAATCTAAAGTTTATCATTATAAATCAGAATTTAAAGATACATTTTATAATATGGATTGGGGAATATCTCATTCATGTTTTAACAATGAACCATTTGGTTATGGAATATTTGAAGCCGTAGATTATGGTAAAATACCTATAATTTATACAAATTGGTGTAAAGATTTAGATTATCCTTACAGAGCATCATCTAAAAAAGAATTTAAAGATATTTATATAAGGTTATGTAATGTCTCTTATGAGGAAAGAAATAAATGGTTTAATAAAATTAAATCTTTTATGATAGATAAATTTTCTAACAAAGAACAATGGATAAGAGAGTTACTTAATATTTATAATATATAGGAATTCATATATGGCAACATTTTCATCAGGCGATACGCTAAGTTTAAAAAATCTAGGTACTGCGGTAAGAACAACCGATACAGGTAGTGGAATATCATTAAATGCACTTAATGCAAGTGCAGGAACAATAGTTTCAATGTCAGGTTATGGTATTGATTCAGTAGATTCAATTACAGGCTTTACTTATGCAGTAGAATCTACAACAGAAACTTATACACTAGGATTTAGTGGAGAAGGAAATAAATTTTCTACCTTAAAAAGTAAAGGAGGAAATTTTATATGGTCTGTATCACCAAGTTATAATTCAGCAGGAGACAGTGCAGGATGGTTATCATTAGAGGCAGCTGCAGGATATCAAAATGATATTACAATTGGGGCTATGAACCCACAAGGTGCTAGTTCACAAACTTCACTAATGGGTGCACAATCACATACTCTTTCTGTAACTTATGCAGATACTTATAATGACCATGCAACTAATTATAATACTGCTAGAAACAAAACTGTTTATTCAGTAGATTCTTATGATGGAAATTCAGCGGCACTATGTTTAACTATTGATTCACCAGTAACTCTTGCAGATGGAACAATTGTAGAAGTAGGAGATTTAGAAGAAGGGGATTTACTACAAGGATATTCTATCACAGGTTTAGGTACTGATGAATCAAATTTCCTAGAATGGTCAACTGATACATTAGGAACAGTAGCAAAAGATGTAACACTTGTTGGTATTACATATTCATTTGCTAACAAATATTACGATATTAACGATGGTGAGGTAACTGCAACATCAGAACACCCAATGTTAGTAAAAGATGGAAATGATGGTGAATATAGATTTAAAGAGATGTTTAATATCAATACTAACGATAAATTGATTAGAGATGTTTCTGGTACAATTACTGAAATTGATATTACTTCAATAGAGGTAGTTGAAAAAACAGTTGAGATTGTATCTATTGATGTTGAACAAGATGATACTTACTTAGTAAATGGATATATAACTCACAACAAAGGTGGAAATTCTCATTCTGATGAAACTGCACCAAGTGCACCAACTTCATTAGCTTGGACAAATGGTACATTAACTCTTTCATGGAGTGGTGATGGTTCAAATGATGTGTATGATGTACAAATAGATAACAACTCAGATTTTAGTTCACCACTTGTAGATGAAACACAATGGTCTGAAACAACAGTAGTAACAACAACTGATGGGGGTGCGTTTGATATTGGAACTGGTACACGATATGCAAGAGTAAGACAATATGGAACTAATGGTTTACTAAGTTCTTATAGTTCAACACTTACATTTACAGTATCGTAATTTATGTTTTCAAAAAAACTATATATTTATATATAGTAATAAAAATTAACTAAAATATATCAAAATGGCAGAATCAATAAAGTTTACAGAAGAAGAAGTTTCACAGATAAATCAGTTAAGACAAGATGTTGCTGAAGTGTTTACGAAACTTGGTCAAGTACAAATTGAAAAGAAAAAAAGAATAGAAGAAATTTCAAATGTTGAAAACAAACTATTACAAAAACATTCAAGTTTAGTACAATTAGAACAAGATATTTTTAAAGGTTTAAATGAGAAATATGGTGATGGTAATTATGACCCAACTACAAACACATTTATACCAGAAGAAAAAACAAATGAAGAAACTATTTCTGAAGATACTAAAAAATAATCTTTCGAAAAAGTTGTTTATACTTATATAAGAGTATTATTATACAAAAATCATAACAAGGAGTAATATAAAATGGCAGAAAAAATTGTATCACCTGGTGTATTTACGAGAGAAAATGACCTTTCTTTCTTATCACAAGGAATTGGTGAAATCGGAGCAGCAATAATTGGACCTTTCCATAAAGGACCTGCTTTCGTACCAACCGTTGTTAATACACAATCAGAATTTGAAGAAATATTTGGTGTTCCTAATGGAGATTACTATACAGGATATACCGTACAAAACTACTTAAGAGAAGCTGGAACTGTAACTATTGTTCGTGTTGGTAATTTAGGTGGTTATACACAAACAGTTCCACTTGGTATTCAAGCAGGTGGAAAGATAGTTGGAACACTATTCGAAACTCATAATGGAAAAGGAACACTTGGAGGCTCAACTGCAACAAGTGCTTCTGCAGCAGCAAATGAATTGAATATTGATTTAACTGGTTCAGCAGTAGCTATATCAGCATCTATTGACCCATCAGCTGGAAATGATTTAGAAAGTGTATTTGGAAGTAACCCAAGAGGAAGTAAAGATGCATATGTTTATAATTACTTCGAAAGTACTGCGGCAAGTGCTTCAGCAGCAACACATGATGATATCCAAATTGTAGAACTAAGTGATAATGTTTTTTCAAACGATTGTCAATTCGCTTCCACTCCTTACATACAATCACAATTGATTTCTGGTGAAAGACATGACTTATTTAAATTCCACACTTTAGGTGATGGTACTAACTATAATAAAGAATACAAAATTGGTATTTTTAACGTAAAAGCAGCAGGTTCATCAAATGCTACTGATTATGCAACATTTTCAGTTGCAATCAGAAAGTATGGTGATATTAATAAAAGACCAAATGTACTAGAAACATTTAATAATTTAAATCTAGACCCTGCATCTCCAAACTACATTAAAAAAGTAATTGGTGATAGAAATGTAACAATAGATTCAAATGGTAAACAAACAGAAAATGGAGATTACCCAAATTACTCAAGTTATGTAAGAGTAGAATGTGCTGATGAAGGTTCATTCCCAATTACTGCAGCACCTTTCGGACATGGAGCTTATAGTAATCCAATTTTCCTTGGAAGTGATGAATCTAGAGTACCTGCAGTAATATTTGCGACAGGTTCAGAAAACAACACATCATCTAATTCAGTACAATATAGTGGTATTGATTTAGAAACTGCACAAGTTAAAATTAATAATAACAATTATCTAGCTCCAATCCCAAGTAGTGCAACTACTGGTGGAAACACTGCTTTCTCATTCGATGCAGCATTTACTGCAATCTCTGAATCAGTAGTTGGAACTCATAACTTTGGATATACAATATCTACATCAGATACTTCAGCAGATATTAACAAGAGACAGTTTATCGTTGGATTCCAAAGTGGATTCGATGGTAGTAACCCAACAATCAAAGGAGCTAAATATGGTGATTCTGATTGGGGTGATGGAAACTCACAAGGATTTAACTTAGGTGGTACAACTACTAGTGGTTCAGTTGCTTATGTAAAAGCAATCAACGCAGTATCTAATCCAGATGATTTCGATATCAACTTAGTATCTGTACCTGGTATTGTTAGACATCATCATCCTTATGTATTCGATAAAGTAACTGACATGGTAGAAGCTAGAGAAGATGCATTCTTTATCGGTGATGTTGTTGATGGTGACCATACTATCTCACAAGCAGTTACACAAGGTTCTGCAGTAGATTCTAACTATGTAGGTACATACTACCCATGGGTTAAAACAATCGACAGAAACACAAATAAATTAACTTCAGTCCCACCATCAGTATTGATGCCAGGAATATATGCAGCGAATGATGCTATTGCAGCTGAATGGTTTGCACCTGCAGGTTTAAACAGAGGTGGTATTGTAGGAGCGGTATCTGTACTAAACAGATTGACACATGCAGAGAGAGATACACTATATGAAGGAAAGATTAACCCAATCGCACAATTCCCTGGCGAAGGAATTGTTGCTTTCGGACAAAAAACTTTACAAGATAAAGCTTCAGCATTAGATAGAATTAATGTAAGAAGATTAATGATTAAAGTTAAGAAGTATATAGCATCTACATCAAGATATTTAGTATTTGAACAAAATACTTCACAAACAAGAAGTAGATTCTTAAACACAGTAAATCCTTATTTAGAAGGAATACAACAAAGACAAGGATTGTATGCATTTAGAGTGGTGATGGATGAAAGTAATAACACACCAGATGTAATCGACAGAAATATATTGGCTGGACAGATTTTCCTACAACCAACAAAAACTGCTGAATTCATCGTGTTAGATTTCAACATATTACCGACTGGAGCATCATTTACGGCATAAATTAACAAAAATAAAAGGAAACTATATTTATTAGTATAATAGGAGAAAAAAAATGGCAGAAGTATTAGAATTTAACCAGATGTTTTATACCAACTTCGAACCGAAGATGAAGAATAGATTCATCATGGAAATCGATGGCATCCCTTCATATCTTATAAAAACAGCTAACAGACCTTCAATTCAGTTTGAAACGATAACTCTTGACCACATTAATGTTAAGAGAAAGCTAAAAGGTAAAGGTGAATGGCAAGATGTAGAGATTACTCTATATGACCCAATCGTTCCAAGTGGTGCACAAGCAGTAATGGAATGGGTGAGAACTTCTCATGAATCTATCACAGGTAGAGATGGATATGCAGATTTCTATAAAAAAGATATTCAATGTTATCTATTAGGTCCTGTTGGTGATAAAATCGAACAATGGACTCTTAAAGGTGCATTTATCAACAATGCAGTGTTTAATGATTTAGATTGGTCAAATACAACTGATCCAGTTGAAATTACTCTAACATTATCTTACGATTACGCAATTTTAGAATACTAATATTAATATAATATTTATTAAGGAAAAAGTTCTCTTAGTGAGAACTTTTTTTATGTCTATATTTCAACTTTTTAAAAAGTATATATTTATATAAAAACAATTAAAGTTAAGTTTATGGCAAAATATGAATTTCCAACCGAAATTATAGACCTTCCATCAAAAGGTAAGGTTTACTCACCCGAAAGCCCATTATCAAAGGGTACGATAGAAATTAAGTATATGACAGCTCGTGAAGAGGATATACTTGCTTCTCAAAATTTGATAAGAAAGGGGGTGGTTTTAGATAAGTTGTTCGAATCTGTTGTAGTCGAAGAAGGTGTAGATATCAATGATATATGTATTGGTGATAAAAATGCAATATTACTCGCAACTAGAATATTAGGATATGGTCCTCAATATAGTGTTGAAATAACAGACCCGTTTACTGATGAATTGCAAAAAACAAATATAGATTTATCTAAAATTCAAATAAAGGAGGTGGATGAATCTCTTTTAAATTCAGAAAATAAGTATGAATTTGAATTACCCACTGCTAAAAAGAAAATCATTTTCAAATTATTAACACACAAAGATGAAAAGGATATACAAGCTGAAATATTAGCATTACAAAGATTAAGTAAAGATAAAGATAGTGTATCAGCTGATGTAAGTACTCGTTTAAGATATATGATACAAGAGGTGGATGGTAATAGTGATAGAGGGTTTATTAATAACTTTGTAAAAAATAACTTATTAGCAAGAGATACTAGAGCTTTTAGAACCTATGTTTCTACGATATCTCCAGATTTAGATTTGAAATTTAATTTCACATCTGATATCACAGGTGACACGGAGGCACTTGATATACCTTTAGGTGCCGGGTTTTTTTACCCTTCCGAGTGATTACTCAATTCAACTTCATAACCAAATTTGGGAAATGGTTAACTATGGTAATGGATTTACTTGGAAAGAAGTATATACCATGCCAATACATTGGAGAGGTTTCTATTTTAAAAAATTAGTTGAGGCTAAAAAGAAAGAAAAAGAAGAATACGATAAAGTTAGTAAAAAAGGTGGTTCGAGAGGACCAAATGTAAGAGTGAGGAAATAATCCTCACTTTTTTTTTACCCTATATTTATATTAGTATAACTACATAGGAGAAATAATGTCAAAAAAGAAATTAAACGAGTTGAATATGGTTTCTAGATTTATTGGAGATGTCTTTGATAATTTAAAAGATGGGACAGCCGATAGATTTATTAGAAAACTAAAATCAAAAAAATTCCCTAAAGATATTGTAAATCATTTAGAAAAACTAAAAAAAGATAGTGATGAATTTGAAAAAAAATTAAAAGCTTTTCAAAAAGATTATGGTCGTAACCCTAACATAAAATAATCAAATTTAGATTATGGCTGAAGAAAGAACAAGATTAAAAGTATTATTAGAACTTAAACAAGTACAGGTTGAAATAAATAAACTTGAACAAGAAGGTGCTAAAAAATCTGCAAAAGCAGCTAAAGATTTACAAACTTATAGAGAATATGAGTTAGAATTGATGAAAGAATCATCAAAACTACTTGAAAGAAATTTAAAAAAATATGCAGCAGAAGAAAAAAGTATAGGTAGCATATCTAATGCTTACCAATCTTTAAAAACATCTCAATTCGAAACAGTCAATATAGCCAAATCAGCCATTGGCTTAAAAGATGAAGAAATTAACCAAGTAACTAATTTACTTTCATTATCAAGAGATTTATCAGAACTTACTATCGAGGACGAAATTCAAATAAAAGCAAAAACAACAGAATATGAAAATGCATTAGGAAATCTTTCTAAGAATATAACAGGAAATAAGAAATTATTAACTTCTCTTGAAAAACAAAATGAATTAGCACTTACTTATACAAAACAAACCCAAACTCAAAAAAAAGTAAATGAAGCAATGATAGATGCTCAAGAAAAAGTTCAAAAAACTTTTCAAGGCATTAGTGAAACAGTAGGAATAACATTACAAAAACTAAAAAGTGGAAGAGGTGCAATAGGATTTTTAGTTTTAGGAGCTGGAAAGTTTGCAGAAAAACTTGGTGAAGCAAATAAACAATTAGGTAGAGTTGGTGAAGGATTAGGTGGTGCATATACTACTACTGCAGCATTAGGATTTCTTTTCGATAGTAATGTTGAATCAATAAAAGCATTAAGTACAGAATTTGGTGGATTAGAAAAAGCATCAGATAGAATACTCGTAAGTACAAACTTAATAGCAAATAACTTTGGAATTAGTGCAACTGATGCAGCAAAATTACAACAACAATTTGCAGCTTTAAATAATGGTTCAATTGATATAGCAAATAATCTTATAGAAACAACACAACAATTTGCATTACAAAACAATCTGATACCATCAGCACTTATGGCTGATTTAGCAGCAAATACAGAAAATTTTGCTTTATTTGGTAAAGATGGTGGTAGAAATATTTTACAAGCTGCAGGTTATGCTGCTAAACTTGGTATTTCTTTAGATAAAGTTGCTGGTGTTGCTGAAAATTTATTAGATTTTGAAAGTTCGATTACTAAAGAATTAGAATTAAGTGCTTTATTAGGTAAAACTCTAAATCTTGATAAAGCTAGACAACTTGCATTTGATAATGATATTGCAGGTGCAACACAAGAGGTATTAAGACAAATTGGTGGTATTGCTGCATTTGAAAGAATGAATTACTACCAAAGAAAACAAACTGCAGATTTATTAGGAGTATCGGTAGAAGAATTTAAGAAAATGGCACTTAATCAAAACAAAGCAAATAGTTTAGGTGCTATTCAAACTGAACAGTTTTCAAACCAAAATGAATTTTTGGGAATGATTGGAAATAAATTTGCAGGAACAATATTAAAAGGTGCTGGTAATTTCTTATTATTAATGGCACTTGCAAATAAGAAAACATCAATGTTAGCTGGATTAATGAATGGGATTGGTAAAGCCATTACATTTTTACCAAGAATGATGATAAAATTCATAAAACACCTTGTTACTGCTAATGCTTTAACAAGAGCACAAAAATTGTATTCCAATAAACAAATAGCAGCAGGCTTTGGAGGAAAAGCAGCAAAAGATATGTTAGCTAAAAAATTAGCTAGTACAACAGCTATTTCAAATACTGCATCAACAACAACTGCTACTGCTAGTGCAACATCAGCATCTAAAACTGCTAGTGTAGGTGCAAGTTTAAAAGCATTAGCAGTGGGATTACGAGCAATGGGTACTAAACAAGTTTTATTTGGTGCATTAAATTTAATACCAACTGCTTTAGGATTTGCTGCAATGACAGTTGGGGCAATTGGTTTAGCAGCAGTTGCAACACTTGGACCAGCTGCAGGAGTTGGATTAACAAGTTTAGCTAGTGGAATGATTGCTTTAGGAGCCAGTGCTAAAGTTGCATTAATTGGAGCTGGAGTATTAGCAGCAATAGGAGTTGCAACAATACCATTAACATATGCATTATCCTTATTAGCACCATTAATAGATTCAGTAGCAAATGGTATAGTATCATTTGTAAGTGTGATTACATTAGAAAAAGCAGCTGCAATTGGTTTATTATCACTTGCCTTTTATGGTCTTGCTGCTTCATTGACAGCACTAGGAACTGCAGGTATATTTGCTTTACCAACTTTATTAGGGATAGCAGCTGCAGCAGGTGGTCTTGCTATTGTTGCTGATATATTTGGTATAGGTGGTAGTTCAACTGAAACAAGTGCTCTTGAGAGCGGTGGTGAAACTTTTGAACAACAATCACTAAAGTTCCAAGAAAGAATGGCAAACGCACTTGAAAGAGGCCATGTAATAAAAATGAATGGACAAGTAGTTGGTAAAACAATATTTGGTAAAGAAGATGAAAGTTTAAGTAATAATTCAGGATTAAATTAAAATGGCAAGAACAATAGAAGAATTATTTAAAAATAAAAATTCCTATAAATATGGTACTGATTATTCAGATGTAAAACCTGATACAGAAACCCTTATAGAACAAGAAACAACTGGTATCAGAATAAAGTCTGCAGTTGATTTTAACAATCCTATAATATATGGTAATGAAGCAACTCGTATTACATTAAGAAGTACACCTTCACTTGATACAATGAAAACTAGTACTGGTGGTATTGAAGGTGGTGGATTGATTGGCCAAGGGTTAGAAAAGATAACAGGTGGAAATATAACTTCATTGAGTGAACCAAGAGATTATGTTAATAATAAGTTAGGTATTCCTACTAAATTAATACCAACAAGAGTAAAAAATACAGGTGAATTACAAAAAGGTGAAGAACCTGATACTATGATTACTCTTTCTAAAATTAGAAAAGATGGTGCAGGAACTGAACTTGGTAAATTTTTACAAAATACTGGTGGAGGTAATTTTTCTACAATAGGTAATCAGGCATTAGGTCAAGGTATATCTTTAGTTAAAGATAAAGCCCGAACTACATTATTTGGAGACCCAACTACAATTGGTACCAATGATGCTCAAAATAATGTATTTGAACAAGGATATAGATATAGTTCAAAACTTCCATATTCAACCCAAATATTAGCTAGAAAACTTGCTGAACCAAATGAAGATGAAATACAAACTCCAACAACTGAAGTTACTGATGAAATCAAAAAAACTACTGATGATAAATTAACAGAACAAAAACCAATTGGTGAAAAACAAGAAAGAAAAGATTATTCAAGTGATTTAAAATATACATCAGTATTAAAAGATGAAAGAAGATATAAGGAAGAAGGTGGATTTTCATCAGAAACCGAATATAAAAATGATAAACCAATTAATTTTGGAAATGATAAAATTGACCTAAGAAAAGTATCTCCTGCATATTCAACTATACGAGGTACTGATTTAAGATATGGAACAAGTGAATATGCATTTGAAGCAAAAACAATACAAGAATCTAGAAACTTAAAAAAAGAATATAATTCTGAAGCACCTTATGTACGAAAATATAGAAATGGTGAAGCCAGTGAACTCAGCAAGGGTACAATATATGAAGGTGGTTTAGAAAAATTTATGGGATTAGATAAATCCGATGAATTAAACAAAATAAGTGTTGCAGATAATTTAAAACTTGATGAGAATGATGCTTTTATAAAAAAAGGAGATGAAACCATTGGAGATTTAATTCCATTGTGGTTTAAAAGAAAAGGTGGAGAAAGTGTTCTTGTATTTAGAGCAATTGTATCTTCTTTAACAGAATCTACATCACCATCTTGGAATGGACAGAAATTTTTAGGAAATCCTTATAGTTTTTATTTATATGAAGGTGTTGAAAGAAACATATCATTTAATTTAAGAGTTGCAGCTGCATCACCAATGGAGTTAGCAAGTATTTGGGAAAGATTAAAGGTATTAACTTCATATACTTATCCAACAATCAAAAATCAATTATCAAATCCACCTATTATTGAATTTAGATTAGGTTCAATGTATAATCATAAAACATCATTTATTGAACAATTACAATATACTATACCAGATGAAGGGGTTTGGGAAACAAATGGAGCATTAGGATATTTACCAAAATTTGTTGATGTTCAAATGACACTTAAATTTATTGAAAGTGCTGGTGATGAACAAAGACTTTATGATTTTAACTTAAGTAAAGAGGCAGTTAAAAAAATAAACGAACAAAGAGAGATTAACTTTTCAACAGAGAGTGTAGCATCAAATGGGACAATTAAACGAGATACACCTATGAAAGTTTCTGTTGTAAAAAAATCATCTGATGTTGAAAAAACTGGTACAGGACCAAAAGCGCCTGTTTTAACAAGTTTAAATCCTAATGTACCTAATCAAACAATACCTAGTTCTGATGCATCAACAGATGATATTAAAACACAAGCTGCACAATCAGCAGCTTCTGATTCATTAGGAGGAAAAACTCCAATACAAGCAACTAAAGAACAACAAAATAAATCAAATATGACTAAACAACAAGCAGAGTATATTCAAAATAAAAAAATAGAATATGGTCCAGATGTTAAAGTTGAAGTTATACCACAAAATAGTTTACCAAAAGAGGCTGATGATTTTAGATATATAGGAAGAGGTACATTTAATCAGATATTTGTTAAAATAGAAGGACCATCTCCATCAGGTAAAAATGCATATCAATTTGTTCAATTAAATGCAATGGGTTACCCATACATATTAACTGAAGGAATAGGAGAAACACCATCAAATCAATTATCTAAAAGTGATAGCTTATCAAATGCATTAGATAATTTATAAGGTACAGACTAATAAAAAATATAAAAAAATATGTCAAGTAGATATCAAAATAATAGAAAAAAACAATTGAAAGATGGTAAAACAGTCTTTCGTTCTAAAATTTATCCAAAAATACCAAAAAGAGATAATGATATTTATATCGTAACTCAAGGTGGGGATAGATTAGATACACTTGCAAATCAATTTTATAGTGATGTATCACTTTGGTGGATAATAGCAGCTGCAAATAATATCCATGATGCACCCTTTGCACTAACTGAAGGAACTATATTAAGAATACCAATAGATAAAAATAAAATTTTAAACAATTTTTATAAATAGTTATGAGCTTTCCACAACTAGCAAATATCGATAAACGAATTTGGGATAGAATGACAGAAAGGGCAGGTAATAATGAACTCATGTCTAAAACTCAATCTTGGGTACGAGTCACCTCAACTTTAGGTAATTATTTAACATTAGAATCTTTACCTCAACAAGATAGTTTTGCAGAAAGATATGGTGATACAACTAAAAGTGGTAGAGTTGGTGTAGATAAAAACAATAAATCTATATATGCATATAATGAAGATGGAACCGAAAATTCTATTAATCAAGAAATACAAGAAAGAGCATTTAGACCATCACCAATAATTAGTAGTTTAGAAGTATCTCAAGGTAATGAAGGATTAAGTAAAAAAGTAAATTTTACTATTACTGCATATACAAAAGGACAAGCAAATGCAATTATAGAACATTTCTTAGAACCAGGCGTACATTGTTTAGTTGAATTTGGATTTAATGAATCACAAAGTGTTAGACAAAAATGTGATTTAAGTGGTGATATCTGTAATGTAATAAAATACAAAAATATAGCATGGGTGCAACAAAAAAGAAGAAATTCAAATGGTACTTATGATGCTATGTTAGGAATTATTTCAGGTGGTAATACAAACTTTGGTGATGGTGAGAGTTATAATATAGAAGTAGAATGTACTTCAATTGGAGAGTTACCTGCATATTTACAACATCATAAAAATTTACAAACAAATGATTTATCTAGTTTAAAAATGTCAAGTAAACGATTTAATCCAGACGAGTTTGAACCAGACGCAGATTCGGATGAAACTCCCTCTGGAGAAGAAATCGGAAAGGCATTATTCAAACAAATGTATAATGAATTACCAGGTCATAAACGAATTGGTAAGGTAAAAAATTTAATAAATGAACCTTGGGCAACTAACCCTGCTAACTTTGTTAATATAGATAGAGAATTAAGAAAAGAACTTACTGAAAATGTTAAAAAAGGTGCACTTGCTTTAACATCTAAAGAAAATCTAGAAACACTTCAAAATGAAATAACTGCAAATGAAAGTACTCAACTTGCACTTGCAAAAGATGGAGAAGAAGCTGCTCCGATACAAAAAGTACCTAACGATGATATTCGTGGTGATAATGCACTTTCATCTACTATTAAAGGTAAAATACCATCTGACCAACCTTTATTTTCAGATAGAAGGTATATTAGAGTTGCATTAGCTTTTACAATTATGGAAATGCAACCCAATACCACTAATACCATACCTATTATATGTGAAGATGGTCAAACAGTATCACCATTATATATTAATTGGCAAGATACTATTTGTTCTGGTCACAGACATATGTATTCTATTGACCCTAATACATTATTGATTCCAAATCAACATCATCCAAGATTTAGAATCGAAGGTGCATTTCTTAAGCCTCAAAAGGTAAAAAATGAAAATGGTGAAGATGAAATTGTTGGATTTTCAAATCCAATACCTAATTTAATTTTAACAAAAGGAAATCCTCCAACATTCAACGAGGATGACGGTAATACAATAGTAGATATGCATCCAGATTCACATGATATGAGTCCTGAAAAGTTTTCTCATTTTCCTAGTAATGATGCACTTGTATATAATGGTCAAAAAGATAGTGATGATAGTTTTGCAATAACGGAAGCAGACGCAAATACTTGGGGATATTTAAGAAATCTTTATATTGATTTTGATTTTTTTATAAATACGATTAATCAAACTGGTTATTTAACAAAAGATGTTATGTACACTCTTTTAAATGGTTTATCTAATGGTGTAAATAAAATGTGGGAGTTTCAAATAGTTGAAAAACAATCTATTGATTATAATAATTCAAAGAAAACAAATGGAAATCAAAACGACCCATTTTATCAATGGTATGTTAAAAATAATAGAGGTTGTACAGAAAATACTGCACCAGCACCTGGTCAAGAAGAATTACATATTGTTGATTTAAGATTTTTTGGTAAAACTTCAGTAGTACCAAAGTTTGGTGTTGCACAATTTCAATCAAGAGGTACAAAATCACCATTTTTATCTGCTAATTTAAAGTTTGATATTCCTGCATCAATGAAAGGACAAGTGATTGGCCAACGCAAGAAAAATTCAAATATGGATAATCCAAATCAAGAACAAACTGTAAAAAATTATAAAGCAAATAATAAAGATGAAAAAGGTTTGTTTTCTAAATTAATAGATGCTCTTGCTGAAAAGATTTACGCTTTCCAAAAAGATGAAGAAGAAAGGGTTGACGAGTTTAATAAACAAAAACAAGAGTTAATAGATAAAGGACAAATTCAAAGTGATGAGGATTATAACAAAAAAGTAGAAGATGCTGATTTGACTGGGGCGGCATATGTATGGGACAAACTTAAATCTGGATATAAAGCCACAAAAAATGTTTTTTTTGAAGAAGAAGATGTTAAAGAAGTAAGGAACGCAAATTATGAATTAGTTTTAAATAACGCAACAGTAGTTCCAGGTACACAAAATAGAAAAGATAACATAGATTTAATTACAGGTACCTTTGATTTATATACATCAAATAATACAACTTTAGATAAAATTGCTAAAGTTATTTCTTGGAAAGATACTGAACTTTTAAAAACAATCAGAAAATGGGATAATCTATTTCAATTTGGAAAAGATGGTTCACCGATGAATGATGTTCCATTACCTATTGAATTTGATTTTGAAGTACCTGGTGTGAGTGGGTTTAAACTTGGAGATACATTTACAATTACAGATTTACCAAAATATAATACTAAATTCTTTCAAGTAGTAGAAGTTGGACATACTATTGAACAAAGTATTTGGAAAACAAAAATAAGAGCAAAATTAAGAAACCAAGAAGCAGATTTAGATGGTAAATTAAAATACTATGAAGATAAAATAAATTAAAAAATGAGTGTTAGTAGATATAATAGAATAACAAGAGAAATTTTTGATTCAAATATCAAATTTAAAACTCATATACCTAGACCTACTGATAAAGATTATAAGGCAGGGTATATAAGAAGATACTTTGCTCAAAGAACAAATGATAAAAGTTCTCCAATATTTGAAATTGATAAGTTTGTATTTGAAAAATTAAAAAGTACAGTATCATATCAAGTAATTAGTTTAAGATGGAGAATATCAGGTTCTAAAATTCCTAAATATGATTTCGATGGAAATCAAATTGATAAAGGGGTTGGAAATTCAAATAGTATTACAATAAAAAACAAATCACATCTAATACCAAATTTAAAATTGTACTTACCAAATTTATTACAATTTTATAAAATGTAAATATTTATTATAAAACAAAGTTATGTCACATCTTACCGATTTAGAAAAACAACAATTACAATTTGATTGGAGATACAAAGGAGTATCAGTTTTAAATTTACTAACAGATGCAGAAGTAGATTTATATTCTAAAGAATTAGAAAAAATTAGAATCCAAAGACAAGAAAATGATACAGAAGGTGAATGGGGTGAATATGACCCATTTATGTATCCACATAAAGAATCTGAATTACTTACTGATTTAATGAAACATCCAAAAATTATCGAAGCATGTGAGTTTCTTATGGATTCTAAAATATTTGGTGTACAAACTTGGGCATACTTTAAACCACCAGGTCAATTAGGAAGAGACCAACATCAAAATATATTTTATACACAATGTAAATCAAACGAAATAATCAATGTTTCTATTGCATTAGATAATCATGACCCAGATAATGGTTCTGTTTGGTATTTAGAAGGTTCACATAGATTAGGTAGATTACCAATAGAAGTGGATGAAGAAAGAGTAGGTTCAAATCCAAAAAATTGGAGAAATGAAAGAGGTAAACCTTGTGTATTGCCAGAGGACCATAACTTTCCACATATAAATGGATATTTAAGAAGAGGACAAATTGCACTACTTCATTCAAATGTAGTACATGGTTCAGAAGCAAATACATCTGATAGATTTAGAAAAGCATTTTTAACTGGTTATATTAAAGAAGGTGCAAACTTCGCATCTGGTAAGCACATGAAAAGAGAACCAATTGATGTAGGTTCAGCAAAAATTTCTTAAAAAAATGTAAAAATAATTAAGAAAAGCCATTGTAGTCTCGGCTTTTTTTCGTAGCTTTAGGGTATAATTAATAAACCTTAAAACTATGAAAAATTTAGACAAAAACACTTCAGTAAATTTATTGAAACAAGAAGATAACTTTAGATGGTTATCATGTAATGGAACTAAATTCAAGCAAGAACTACAATCTTGGGAATCTAAAGACCAAATGATGTGGATTACTTTTGCAGATAATAATTTTGAAAACAAATGGTTCAGATTAGAAACTGAAGATTTGGGTTGGATTGAATGGAATGAAGATAATTCAAACGCAATCATGGATATTTGTAGAGAAGAATTCTCTAATGAGAAATGGGGAATTTCTAATACTTCACAAATGTTGATGGGTAACGCAATGAGAGATAACTTTTAAAATATAAAATATGAATATAGATTACAAAAAAATTACAAATGTAGAAATCGAAGATATATTTAGATTCGATTATCCTGATTTCTGTGATGCATTTATTACCGCAGCAGATTACGATGGTAAACCAATGAGTGAAGAAATGATTGATTATTTAAATGAAAATGATAATGGATTCATTGGTGAAACGATTTTTGATAAACAATTATATTTGTAAAAAAATGCAAAAATAATTGAAAAAAGCCATTGTAGTCTCGGCTTTTTTTCGTATATTTACTATGTAAATGAGTGATAATAAAAGTAAAAATTTAAACCTTAAAACTATGAATAAAAAAGTAAAAATTTCAATTAAACACAATGAGTTCCTAATCCCTTCTGACTCAATCAGATATGATGAGTATAACAATAACGAACCTTATGTTTATATGAGAGCGAAGTTAGCCGCTTCAATAATCAAACAATTTGTTAAAAATAAATACCCTAACTTAGTATGTTCAGCTACCTCTGATGTGTATAGTGGTGGTTCTTCTGTCAGAGTGAATGTGTGTAACAAAAATGGTTCTAAAGTTGATGAATCAATTTTTCACAATATTTCTGAATGGAAACACATTTTACAAGGTGGTTCTTTTGATGGTATGTATGACATATACAATTATAGAGAAGATTCTCCAACAACAGATGCCGGAACTCCTATGAAGTATTTCCCATCTTATGTATTCATTGAGAACAAACCAAATTGGGGTTCTAAAGAATATTGGATGAACGAGTGGAATGAGTGGTGTAGAATCACAGATTACAATTACACTATGACTGATAATCAAAAAGAATGGGTTGATAATGTAGTAAACAAATACGGTGGTTGGTTAGGATACAACAAACAATTTATGAGTAAATCAGTTCTTAAAAATATTGACTCAATTATGGGTTGTATTTAAAATATAAAATATGAGAATAGGATATAAAAAATTTAAAGAAATTAAAAAATGGTATGGTTCTTCCAATTTTGAAATTGGATATGATACAGATTCATTAACCCTTAGATTTGGTTATTGGAAACAAGTTAATTTAAATGGTTTGAAAAAAATATTACCTGACTATTTCACAATAACTGAAAATCTTGTAGATGATGATGATTGTGGAGAACTTTACAATTATACAATAAAAAGAGAATATAACATTTAAAATTTAAAATTATGGGAGTAGATGTTTCGGGTAAAAACCCAATAATTCGTTCACCAAAACCAGAAACTCCAAACTGGCAAACTGCAAGTGAAGAAGAAAAAGAAAAATACTTTAAATTAGATTCAAAGTGGAATAAAGAAAATCCTGGTGATTACTTTAGAAGTAATTGGTGGGGTTGGAGACCATTATCACAATTATGTAAAACCGTAGATTCAATACATAATCTTGATATTGATTTTTCATATTGGGGTTCTAATGATGGTAGAGGTTTAGAAACTCAAGAAGAATGTACCAAACTTGCAGATGCATTAGAATCATTTATATCTAAAATTGATTTTGAAGATGATGAAGATTGGTTTGGAATTTACACAGGTTCTTGGTCAACCTTAGATGGTGGATTTGTAGATGATAAAATCACAAATAAATTAGATGAACAATATCAATGGGGTGATGTTATCAGACAATCAATTATGACTGATAGTGGTACAGTTGTAACACCTTCACATAGAGTTTACAAAGGACATATAGATAGATTTATTTCATTCCTTAGAGAATGTGGTGGATTTGAAATTTGGTAAATTCAAAAAAAATTCGTATATTTGCAAAAAAAAATAATAAAAGTGGTAAAATCAGATTTAAAAGAATTAGATGGTATGTATTATGTAGGACACCTCATTGATATAGATGGTAGTGGTTATGTAGATGAGGAAACTGCAGAACTAATCCTATTAGAATATAATGCAGGAGTTGCTGAATGATAATAGTAGAAACTAATAAAGAGAAAGAACAATTTCTCGAATATTGGAATAACGAACAATCAACGATTATTCCAATTTGGGAAGATTTGGAAAGACATCCTATGAATAATGGGTTGTCCTTTCTTTATATTGCCTTTTCCCAAGAACATTTTATCTTACCGTTTAATCACAATGATTGTGAAAAATTAGAAATAGATTTATCAACCTCGAATCAAATGAAGTTTTGTTGGAATAAAAAAGGATTACTACAAGCAAAACTCAATATAACCAACCTCAAAGATGTACAATCATCTTTATTCTTTAATAAGAATGAATTATATCCTTTCTATGAGAAAATAGAGGTTCTAACGAACTTTTACCATAGATTGGGTATAAGAGATGATTTAGGTAAATCAATCCCTATAATGAAGTGGGGTGAGGTTCTACGAGAGATTGTTGGTGAATGGGGAGATATTTCTCCTTCACATCCAAATTATCTTAGAGAATTCCTTAAAGATAATACAACTTGGATTGATGATACGATGATTCCTATCCTTTCAGATTTAGAACAAAGTGGTTTGGGGGTCGATAGGAAAAAATTTATTGATAGATGGCCTCAAAACTTAAAACACATTTACCTACATCCACAAGGAGATGTTGTTTATACCGAATATAATCCTTACACAATAACAAGTAGACCTTCAAACAGACATGGTGGTGTTAACTTCTCTGCTCTTAACAAAAAAGATGGTTCACGAGAATGTTTTATTCCACCCGAAGATTCTCTATTCTTACAATTTGATTACGATGCATACCATGTACGAATTATTGGTAAGTTGATTGGATATGATTTACCCGATACTTCGGTTCACCAATGGTTGGCAGACCAATATGGTTGTGATTATGATGAAAGTAAAGGAAGAACCTTTAGAATCCTTTATGGTGGTGTAAGTGATGAAGATAGAAAAATCCCATTCTTTGATAAGGTGGATAAGTTTATACAATCCTTAAATGATAAAGCACTTCAAAATGGATATATTCAAACTCCAAAAGGAAGAAAAATCCCATTAAGTTGGATTGAAAAACCCAATTCACAAAAGTTATTCAATTATTTACTACAAGCAACCGAAACCGAGTTCAATATCGAGGCGATGAAAAAGTTGAAAGAAAACGACCTACCCCTACCTATCCTTTACACATACGATAGTTTTTTATTTGAGTTCGATAATTCTGAGGTTGATACTATTAAAAAGGTTAAGTCCGTCCTTGAAAGTTTTGGATTTCCTGTCAAAGCAGATTGGGGTAAGGATTACTCAAAAATCTAATATTTATATATACATTAAAAAAAGAAGTAAAATTATGAAATTATTTAAAATATTACTGCTATCACTTGTATTAGTTGGATGTGAAGCAGAAGAAATTGTTGCACAAGAAAAAAGAACAGAAGTGATTATTGAAAACCAAGTTTTTAAAGTTTGGTACAATGAAGTAAAAGAACAACCAGAAAAATTGATTTATACATCTACTAATAGACCAAAGAATGTAGATAGAGGTTCAATGAACTTTTACACAGAAAGTGAAGTTTATACTTCTAACAATGCAGATTACTATAATAATATATGGGATAAAGGACATCTTGCACCAGCTGCAACTTATTCTGATTCTATGGTAAATCTAAAACAAACTTTTTCATTTTTAAATTGTGCTCTACAAGAACAAAACCTAAACAGAGGTGAGTGGAGATTATTAGAAGAACAAGAAAGAGAATGGGATGATGAACAAAATCTTACAATCACAGTTGAATTAGTTTGGGATGAGGGATTTGAAATTCTACCGACAGGTGGTCATATTCCAACTGATATGATAAAACACATTTACTTTGAAAAAGATGGTGAATGGAGATGTTTTGAATTTGAGAATGTAAAACCAACTAAAGGTTGGGAAGAACACGAAGTAACCCATTCTCATTAATACTTATAGTAAAGAGGAGATTTAATTATGGCTTTCAACTTTCCTGATGGAGCATCAAGTGGACAAACCCATACTGCAAGTAATGGTACGGTTTATCGTTATAATGGAACAACATGGATAGTTGATTCTGCGGCTACTACGACAACTTTTGATTCAAAATATTTAAACACAGATGGAGATGGAATCATAAGTGGTTCATCTCAATTAGATGGATTTGTAAGTTCATCTTCTACTAATATTATAGAAGTAATAACATCTGCATCTTATGCAGGAATTACACCAGTTAGTGGTACATTATATATCATACAAGGATAACAATGGATAGAAGAATTAATACTGCACAAAACATTTATTTAAATAATGTTTCGGTGGATGATGTTTATTATAATAATGAACACATCTGGCCAACAGGTAGTAATACTCCTTGGTCACCAAGTTCAGATATAACAACAGTTGCTTGGATTGATGCATCAGATTCTTCAAACTATACAACAAGTGGAGCAACTTTAACTTCGGTAACTGATAAAGCAGGAACTTATACAATGACAGTTGGTGGAACTCCAACTACTGGTAATACTCAAAATGGATTAAATGTATTTGATTTTGATGGTAATGGTGAGTATTTACAAAGTACAACTTACTCTACACAGGTATCATCAGGTAATCATTGGGCAATTGGTGTATTTAGATTTGAAGGAACAAATAGTACTCAAGATTCTATTTGGAGTTATGAAACAAATCAATCACCAAAACGAGATTATGCAATCAGTAGTGGTAACTCATCAAACTCATGGCCTGGTGAATTAGACCTCGATGGTTTAGTATTTAACAGAATTAGTACTACAATTGGTAATTTAGAATTGTGGGATGATAAAAGTTTAACAAGAAATCAATATCACATTGTTACTTGTTGGTTCAATAAGAGTGGAAACCAAATTGGTGTTAGAGTAGATGGTTCAAATGCATTTACACCAGTAAACGATTACGATAATTCATTATCAACAAACCAAGAATTAAGATTGAT